GAAAAAAAAAATTAGGGTTTTATAGTTGGGACTCAATAATTATTCTCGCTATTGAAGTTGGCTTAACGATTAACGAGTTTTGGCAATTGACGTGGCGAGAATTTTTGTTGTATAAAACGGCTTATCAAAACAAGGAAGTGAGGGAATGGGAAAGAACAAGAATGGTAGCTTATTTGATTTACAAAGTAAATACAAGTGAGAAAAGTCCAAAGAGTTTAAAGAGTTTTTTTCCTTTACCAAGTGATGAACAAGAGGAAGAAAAGCCTAAATTATCACAAGAGCAATTGGCAAGGACATTAAAGTTGTATGGAGTAAAATAATAAAATGGCACAAGAAACGTTAAAACTAACTATAACCGCTGACACGGCAGAAGCGTTAGCAAATTTAAATAACTTTATAAAGACATCTAAAGGTTTAAAAACCGAGATGCAAAACTTTGGTAATGTTAGCGGACAAGCCACAACTGCTTTATCAAATTTATCAAGAGTTGCACAGGATGCTCCTTATGGATTTATAGGTATTGCCAATAACTTAAACCCTTTATTAGAATCATTCCAAAGATTAAAAACAGAAGCAGGTAGCACAGGTGGTGCTTTAAAAGCAATGGCTGGTGGTTTAATGGGTCCAGCAGGTATTGGATTAGCTTTGGGTGCGGTTTCATCTATTATTATTGCATTTGGTCCTAAAATAGCTGATTTTATAAAAGGGACAAACGAAGCGTCAAAAGCTGAAGATAAATTTGCACAAAGTTTAAAAGATGCAAGAGCCGAAGCAAGTGAGACAGGAATAAGATTACAAGCATATTTAACAATAAGTCAAGATGCAAATGTAAGTGAGGAAAGAAGGGCAGAGGCATTTAAAGCGGTTGTAACTGAATTAGGAAAAGTAAATAAGGCTTATGCATCTACAATTACAAATGTTGACCAAGCAAGAAAAGCAGTTGAATTATATACACAATCATTAGTAAATCAAGCATTAACAACAAGGTATATTGACCAAATTGCTGATAAAACTATTGCTTTAGCAGATGCAAATAAAAAAATATTACTTTCAGGTAGAGAATATTATAAAGAGTTAGCAATTGGTAATGCACTTATAAATCAAAATGTTTATGCCACAATTGGTCAAGCAGATGTAATAAATAATGCTGCTAAAGCTAATATAAATGCAAGAAAAGAGGCAAATGCATTAAAAACTGAAATTATAGGGTTAAAAACTTCAGTAAATGATTTATATGTTTCTGCTACAAAAGACCCTTTTTTCACTTTTACTAAAGGTGCTGATGATACTACAAAAGCAACTGATAAAGCAAGTAAAAGCATTGAGAAATTAGGTAAACAAGCAAGAGTATTAAAGGTTAGTACAACTCAAATTATACAAACCGAAAATGAAATAAAAACACCTGCAACACCAAATAAGCTAAGTAAGGATTTACCAATGTTTGCTCAACAATATACCGCTGAACAAATATTTAAAAATGAATCTGCATTAAGAAGATACAACACTCAATTGCAATTAGCTAATGGTATAACAGATACATTAACACCAGCGTTTGAAGCAATGTTTACTGCTATGGCAAATGGTGAAAATATAGGTAAAGCATTAGAGCAATCATTTAAGCAAATAATTATTCAATTGACTACAATGATAGTTAAGGCTTTGATATTTAAAGCTATTATGACTGCATTAGGAATACCAACTATGGGTGGTGGTGGCGGTGGATTTACAAACTTTAATCCTATTGGTGCAGCTGGTGATGGAGGTGGTGCGTTTGTTCTTAGAGGACAAGATTTATTATTAGCTACAAATAGAGCGCAAAAGGCATCTAATCTTAAAGGACAAAACATTAGTTTAGCATAATGGCATACGGATTAAGATATACAATAACTCAAGAGTTAAGAGATGAAACATCATTAATTGTTAAGATATACCAAAAAAGTTATGTTGGTGCAACTGTTACTCCATACATAGGAACAAATGTTTCTTTAGTTCCAAATGCTACAAATGAAGACCCAATTGCTTCTATAATATCTTCACAATTAAATGTGTCTTTTATTATATCTGACCAAAATGATTACAATAACTTTCCAGACTTATTAAACTTTGATGAAACAAAGTACTACGTTGAATTAGTTATTAATAATGTAATTAAATGGAGAGGATTTTTACTTAATGATTATATACAAGTTCCATTTACAACAGGTAATCAAGAGGTTACTATGAATTGTATTGATGGACTTTCTTTTCTTAGATACATATATTACGATAGTGATGTAAATACTAATTCATTAATTAAATTAATTGATATCATAGGTACTTGCTTAAAAGCATTGCCGTTTGATGATATGATATTTATTTATGCTTGTTGTTCTTACTATGCAGATGGAATGTTTGATAGAGGAGATGCTGCTGGTAATGAACCATTTAGCCAAACCTATCAATATAAAAGGGATTTTTACAAATTAGATTATTATACTATTTTAGAAAATATAATTAAGACTTTTGGATGTAGATTATTTCAAGCTAATGGAGATTGGTATATTTTACCAATGAATCAACAAGCTGACACAATTTATTATACAAGATATGTTGTTGCTAATGTTCCAACTACAAGTGGTAATGGCACATTAACTAATACAATAAACATACAACCATATCAAGATGGTAATGTTCATTTTGTAAATAATAACCAAACTAAAATAGTTAGAAAGGGTTATCCAACTATTGAATCAACTTTGCCGTATAATTATGCAGCAAATTACATATATAATGGTACTTTTAAATTTACTACTGGTTCTGGTTCTTCGTTAAGAGCAAATGGATGGAGTGAGTTTGAGGTTGCGCCATCAAGAGCAACTTTAGTTATATTAAATGAAGATCAATCAAATAGATACGAAATATTTTATTTAGGTGGTGGAAATGCATATATTCAAAACTATTTTTTATCTCCTGTTAATTATTCATTTTTGCCAAAAATGTATGGAACAAGTGCTTCTTTATCTTTTGAATTACAAGGAGCAAATGCTGGTAATAGAATAAGACTTTACATAACTGCTTTTATTGGTGGTACTACTTATTATTTAAGAGATAATGATGTTTGGTCAACTTCAGTTCATTTTAGAGATATTGTTTATGATACATTTAACACTTATGTTTCTTATAATGTAAATATTCCTATGGGGTATTCACAAGATTTAAGTTTAACTATTGAAGGCTTAATAGGTATTAAATTTGAAGCAGCAGCTGGTGCGGTTGGTGGGTACATTAAAAACGTTAAATTAACACAAGGAGATGCTTCTATTAAGGAAGTTATTTTAACAAGAAATATTGGTTCTACATCACAAATAGCAACTGATATTGACATACCTTATAGTGCAATTTATCCTCCACAAGGAGCAGCGCCAATAAGAAACAATGTAGGTTTATTATTTAAAGCAGATGGAGATATTTGGACTGATTGGTATAGATATGGATATCCACCAGAGGCATTTACTATGTTGGCTCAATTAGTAATGCGCCAATATTCAAACTTACTAAATAAGAATATAGCTACTTTAGAAGGTGATTTGGGAGCAATAGCAGGAGCAAATGGGTTTATTTATCTTGACAAAACTTATACAATTCAAGATGCAAGTACAAACGCTTTGTCTTATAATAACAAGAAGTTTTTAATAAATAGGCTTACATCTAATCCTTATTTAAACGAAACAAGCCAAATACAACTTTTAGAGATTACAATGGTTGATAATGCTTCAACTGCTACTGTTGATTATATTGGAGATATTACCTTAGAAACTCCAAAAAGATATTTTAATAATGCGTAAATTTGTAATATGGCAGCAGTAATAATACAAGAATTCCCAAATTACTCAATAAATGAGGTTGGCGAAGTAACAAACATAAGAACTGGTAAGCATTTAATAAATACTACAAGTAAAAATGGTTATAGTATTGTATGCCTATATAATGAATATGGTAGAAAAATGATATACGTTCATAGGCTTTTGGCAGAATATTTTATACCAAAAATTGAAGGTATGAATCACGTTAATCATAAAAACGGCATAAAAAACGATTATAGATTGGAAAATTTAGAGTGGTGCAATCGTTCAATTAATATGCAACACGCTTGGGATAATGGTTTATCCGAAAATGTAAGACAAGCAAATAGAACAAAAAGGTCTAAATTAGTATTAGATTTTAATACAGGTATTTTTTATGATTCAGCAAAAGAAGCTGCAAATTTACTTGGTATAAATGCAAATACTTTAAGGGCATATTTATCAAACTATTACCCAAATAAAACAAATTTAAAATACGTATAAAATGGGAGCAGTAATAGGGAACAATGTACTTTTATATTGGCATAGAACGGATGTAGACCCAGAGGTCGATGTCGCTTTTGCTTGTAGTACAACTTGCACGTTTAATGTAACAATTGACCAAAAAGAGGTAACAAGCCAAACAAGTGCTTGGTTTAGAGAATATAAGAACGATGTAGCTACTTGGAGTGTAAGTTGTGATGGGTTAATTACTTTGACTGGCTTTTCTTATTTGTTTATGTTAGAGAAGCAGTTAGCAAGAGAGCCAATAGAAGTTAAGTTTGTGGTAGATAATGGAGTTGATGGATTGGTTATTATTCAAGGAATTTGTAATATATCAAGTTTAGCAATAAACGCACCTCAAAAAGATGTGGCTACATATAACGTGAGCCTACAAGGTAGCGGAGCATACAACACAACAGGAACAAGCGTAGACCCAGAGGGAATTATAATAGTTGGTGCAAACCCTGTCAAGACAAAAGGTTACACGGCAAGTGGTGGCGAAACATCAATTACATTTGCGGACACGATTGGTTACAATTGTCTTTACGTTTCAAGAGGTGGTGTGGATGCACAAAACATTTTAACAACAGGAGTTCCAACTGGTGATGATGTTAAGTTTGTAAGTGCGACAGGAGTTCTTACTTTTGGTAGAGCATTAGCAGCTGGGGAATATATTAGAGGATTATTTCAATAAAATATTATGAGTCAATTACAAGTAACAGGAGAAGCAAAGATTAGGGATATACAAGGTCCAGTAGTGGCTAATAGTGGTGTTATAACTGCATTAGATGGAGATGCTTCTCAATATGTACGAGGAGATGGTACTTTAGCGGATTTCCCTACATCAACAGGTGGTGGTAGTTCGGTTTCTTACTATCTTAACTCAAGTGTAAGTCAAGGTACAATCGGAGGGGTTGTTTATAGACAATTAGGTAAAACACCTATTGCTGGTGCTGGAACTGACATTGTTATTTCGGCTAATGGATATGTAGCAAGTTATATAACCGATGCTAATGACCCAGCTTTATTAGAAGTACCTGCTGGTAACTTTAATTGTGAGTTCTATTTTAGTGTAAACAACAACACAGGAAACCCTTTTACTTATGCAGAGGTTTACAAATATGATGGAACAACTTTTACCTTAATAGGTACAAGCGTTGGTGTTCCAGAGTACATCAATCAAGGAACTGTAATTAACCCTTACTACTTTGCAGTACCAGTTGCTCAAAGTGTATTGACTGTAACAGATAGAATAGCAATTAGAATCTATGTAAACGTTGATGGTAGAACAGTTACTTTACATACCGAAAATAATCATTTGTGTCAAGTAGTTACTACTTTCTCAAAGGGGTTAATCTCTTTAAATAACCTTACAAGACAAAACCAATTCTTTGGCACAGGAACGGATGGTACAGACTTTAACATCTCAAGTGTTACGGCTACTCATACTTTTAACCTACCTGTGGCTTCGGCTACAAATACTGGTAAGTTGAGTTCAACAGATTGGAGTACGTTTAATGGAAAAGTGCCTTATACGGGTGCGACTGCTAATGTTGACTTAGGTAATTTTAATTTTGATGCTAATGAAATAAGTGGTGGTGCAATTATAGCTAAATTAAATGGTCCAGCATCAAGTCCATTTATTTTAAAAAGTGGAAGTTCTGGTTACGTAATTGGTGATGATGCTATTTCTTTAGTTAGTTCTCCAACAACCGCTAATACATTAATCTTAGCTTCTAATATAGGTGTAGTAACTAAAACTGCTCAAATTGGTCTTGGTTCATTATCAGCTACAAGAACATATACTCTCCCTGACGCATCTGGAACTCTTGCTTTAACAAGCAATCTAAGTTCATACGTTCCATATACAGGAGCAACTGCAAGTGTTAATTTAGGAACTTTTGCGTTAAATGCTGGTGCTATAACAACAGAAGCTGGGTATGCTTTTAAAATATTAGCAGCTGGAACTTTGTTTCAAAATGGATATTCTGTAATGTCATCTTTAGAAGGTAACATAAGTCTTACACAAGCAATATCTGCTGGTAACTTAAAGGCATTTACTTTTGACTTTTCGTCTTGGGCTACAAACACATCAAGAACATTTACTCTCCCAGACCTATCAGGTACTTTAGCACTTTTAGAAGGAACGCAGACATTTACAGGGTTAAAAACATTTGGGGATTCAATACAAGCAGGGTATGGAATTAGCTTATATAATGGAATAGGAACAGGTGCATTAGTTAGTGCTA